GCTGGTACTGGTACTCTGAGACTTATCGACGCAACTGATTTGGTAATTCCTGGTTCAGCATTCACTGGAACTGGTGTTCATAGACTTGAGAAACTTGAAGGTGTTGTTTATCAACCAACTGTTATCTCGGTTAACAGCGATAACGAAATGGTTATCACTGACCCACTGCCTTCCAGACAGATTGTATTCAACCCACAAGGTTCATTCGTAAATCAGGCTGGTACAACTCAACCAATTGTTAACCTTGTAACTGGTGACATTTATCTGCCCAATCACGGTATTACTACTGGTACTAAACTGTACTATTCATCTGGTTTCCAGATTGGTACAAGACTTGGTAATACTCCTGTCGCTGCTGGTATTTACTTTGCAATTAAGATTAACGATGATATTATTAGACTTGGTGCAAGCACGACTGCTGATGCTGCAAACGCATTAGCAAACCTGTCTGCTGCTCTTCGTGGTCAAGCATTTGTTCCATCATCAACAGGTTCTGGTTTCAACCACTACCTCATCGTTGCTGCTCCTGCTGGTTCTACCAACATTCGTTATAACACAAGTGGTGATTTAATCAATGATACAACTGGCGCTGCAGCTGCTAACATTGGACCCGCAAACTCCAACTACTACAGCAACCAAGTTTCTGCTAACCTTCGTGACGGTGTACTTCAGGGTGTTAACTTCCTGTATCCAACTCAAGTTTATACCAGAGCAAACTGTGTTAACGTTCATAGACCATTTGACGGTGGTGTAGAACTTCAGGCTGCTAAGGCACCTCAAGTTATGATTACCAGACAGACACGTAAGTACTTCCGTTATCAGTCTGGTAAGGGTCTCCAGTATTCAACTGGTATCAACTTCAGTCCATCACTGGATGTTTCATACATCACGCACGATGGTTCTACCTATGCAACTATTGTAACCAGAAAGGCACATAACCTTGTTGCTGGTAACAGAATTATGGTAGAGAACGTTGAAGTAACTTCAGGTGTAGCAACTCCATACACAAATCCATCAAACAATCTGTACTTCACAGTATTTGATGTAATTGACGAGTTTACCTTCCGTTATGCAACAAACGGAGTACCTGCAGACCTCGCTCCTTCAGGATTCCCAGATCTGTTTGTATACGAATGGTCTGGTGCTTCTGTTCGTGCTGGTATGTTTGATGACCAAAATGGTATGTACTTTGAATATGATGGTCAAAATCTGAATTGTGTAAGAAGATCTGCAACTGGTCAGTTAGGTGGTTTTGTAAGTGTAGCATTCAACAGCAATATTGTAACTGGTACTAACACTAGATTTACTAAGCAACTTTCACCTGGACACTCAATCGTCATTCGTGGACAAACCTACAAGGTTGGTTCGGTTGTAAGTGATACTCAAATCAACATCACTCCTGCATACAGAGGTGTTGCTGGTAGCAGAATCGTTATGACGAAAGTTGAAGAAGTCAGAGTTCCTCAATCACAGTGGAATATTGATAAGTGTGATGGAACAGGAATTAATGGATTCCACCTGAATATTCACAGAATGCAGATGGCATACATTGATTACTCCTGGTATGGTGCTGGTAAGGTACGTTTCGGATTTAAGGATACTGATGGTCGTGTATTCTACTGCCACGAGTTTGTACATAACAACAAGAAAGTTGAAGCATACCTCCGTTCTGGTAACCTTCCCGCTCGTTATGAAATTGAAAATGGTATTAACCCAACCTACTCACCATCGCTCTATCACTGGGGTGCTTCGGTAATTATGGATGGCGTATTTGAGGATGACAAGGCATACCTGTTCACCGCTGCTTCAGGTTCCGCTGGTTCTGACATTATTACAGTTCCTCAGTCTCTCGCAGGAACAGTTGTTCCAATTCTTTCACTGAGATTAGCACCTGCTGTTGATAGTTCTCTCTCTGGTTCACTTGGAAGCAGAGACTTAATCAACCGAATGACTGTTAAACCTAACTCTTGCGGTCTGGTTATTACTAACGCAGCAAGCAGAGCTGCTTCGGTTCGTCTGATTCTCAATGGCAACCTTTCACAATCTGCTTATTTTAGCGGTTATGGTTCACCATCACTGTGTCAAGTAATTAAGCACACTGGTCAGGCACAAGATACTATCACTGGCGGTACGATTGTATTTGAATTCCGTGCTGCTGCTGGCGCTCCTATCACTCAGGACCTAGGACAGCTGATTGAACTTGGTAACTCGATTATGGGCGGTGACTTTGTATATCCAAACGGTCCAGATATTCTGACTCTGGCAATCGTTCCTACTGATACTGGTGCAGTAACAACCGTCACTGCACGTCTCACCTGGACTGAATCGCAGGCATAATTCTCTCAAACATAAGATACAGAGAGGGGGGCAACCCCCTCTTTTTTTATAAATAACTTTATAGGAATATTATAACTAATGGCAAGACCCGCTTCTAGGCAGCAATTAATAGACTATTGTTTGCGTAAACTAGGATTTCCTGTACTTGAAATTAACGTAGATGACGACCAAATTGAAGATGCAATTGATGATGCAATTCAATTTTTTCAAGAACGTCATTTTGACGGTAGCATTCGCACCATTTTAAAATTAAGAATTACACCAGAAATAGTATCATCTGCGAAAACCAATACTACAGTATCAGGAACTACATACTTAGAACAAAATAATTACATCACAATTCCAGACCATATCCTTGGAATCACTCAAGTTTATGCTCAGGACAACAGTGTATCTTCAGTATCAGGAAATATTTTTAGTATCAAATATCAGTTATTTTTAAATGATTTCTATAACTTCGGTTCAATGGAAATCCTTAATTACTATATGATTAAGAGTTATCTTGAAACTCTTGACTGGGTTATCTCAAACTTTAAACCTATTCGTTTTAATAAAAGAGAAAATAAACTTTGGTTAGATACTGATTTCGACCAACTTACATCAGGTAATTATCTATTAATTGATTGTTATAGAATGCTTGACCCAACACAAAGCACTGAAGTATGGAATGATGTTTGGATGAAGAAGTATGCCACAGCACTCATCAAACGTCAATGGGGTCAGAACTTAATCAAGTTCAGAAATGTCTCTCTGCCTGGAGGAATTACATTAAATGGCAGAGAAATTTATGAAGATGCAGAAGCAGAAATTGAAAAGATTATGGCAGAATTCCAACTGGCAGCAGAACTTCCACCTCTGGATATGATTGGATAATGACACGAAATCTTTACTTCACTCAAGGAACAAAGGGTGAACAAAATTTAATACACGACTTGATTGAAGAACAAATCAAGATGTATGGCATTGAAGTATTTTATATTCCAAGAAAAGTTTATGAAGATAAACTTTGGAATGATATTTACTATTCACAGTACAGAGATAGTTATCTCATTGAAATGTATCTGGAGAATTTTGAGAACTTTGGCGGCAAAGGAGATATGCTTTCCAAGTTTGGATTGCGTGTTACTGATGAAATATCTTTAACTGTATCACGCCGTAGATGGAAAGATTTTGTTGATTTAGCGACAAATAAAATTGTTGCAGGTAGACCTAATGATGGTGATTTAATTTTCTTTCCATTGAATAATACAGTATTTGAAATCAAGTATGTAGAAAATCAGAAACCTTTCTACCAACTAAATAGCTTATACGTCTATACAATGACGTGTGAGATTTTTGAATATGGCGACAGCATATTTGAAACTGGAAACCAGAAGATTGATAATCTTGAACAAGAATCTGGAGTATTCCCCATCTATCTTTATAGTGGTGGAACAGGTAATTTTAGTCCTGATGAAACAGTAGTTGGTACAAGATTTACTGCTACTGCCTCTGGTACATTAGTTGGTAGTTATCTTGGAACTATTATTGTTACAAATCCTGGTGCTGGGTATGTTACTCCGCCATCGGTAGCAATATATGACGCTCAAGGTAACTTTGTTGACAATGGTTCTTGCACAATTTCTGGAGGATTAGTTACATCAGTAACTGGTCCAAATGCAGTTTATACTTTCTCTGGTGTTCCTAGAATTGTTATTGGTTCTTCACCCAAAAACTATACTGCTAAAGCAGCAGAATGGAATCCAACAGCAATCGTTCTTGACGTTGCTTACAGCACTGGAAACTTTGCTCCGAATGAACAAATCATCGGTCAAACATCTGGTGCTAAGTGGAGAGTTAGAGAATATGATACTCTTGATATGACTGATAGTTATTCAGAAAATAGAGTAATTGAAAATAATGGAGATTTAATTATTGACTTTACTGAAAGCAATCCTTTCGGTGAATTCGGAGACATTCAAGGTAGCTTCTAATGTTAGGAACTTATTTTTATCACAAAATTATTCGTAAAACAGTTACCACATTTGGTACGCTGTTTAATAATATTCAACTTAATACATTTGATGAGCAAGGAAACTTTGTAAAACAAGAAAAGGTTCCTTTGGCATATGGACCTGCTCAAAAGTTTTTAGCAAGATTGCAGCAGGCACCAGACTTAGATAGAAAATTTACCATCACAATTCCAAGAATGTCATTTGAAATGACAGGAATTTCTTATGATGGTAGTAGAAAAGTTCCCCCTACACAATTAAATAGAGCACTTTCTGATAACAGTGGTTCTACTAACAGAAAGCAGTATATGCCAGTTCCTTATAATGTAGAATTTGAATTAACAGTTATTGCAAAAACTCAGGATGATGGTCTTCAGATTGTGGAGCAAATCTTACCATTCTTTCAACCACAATTTACAGTCACGATTAATCTTATTCCTGAGATGGAAGAAAGTCGTGATGTTCCCATCATTTTAAACAGCGTTGATTATAATGATGATTATGAAGGTGATTATAGTACAAGAAGATATATAACTTGGACACTTCGTTTTACTGCAAAAACTTATCTGTACGGTCCCGTCACTGCTGGCAATATTATCAAAAAATCTATCGCTAATATCAACATTGGTGATAAGGTTACTAATGCCAGAGTTCTTAAGTATCAAGTTCAACCAGAAGCAATTACTGATCAGGATGGAGATAATGATGTAGATGCTGTCGATACAGCACTACTTACAGCAGAAGATGATTTTGGATTTAATGAGGGTATAACATACTATGGACCATAAATTTCAAGAAAATATGGAAGATCTTTTTGATATTGAACCTGTGGAAACTGAAGTAGTTTCCACTAAACCTCCTGTTCAGAATGAAGAGGATATTGATGCTGACTATAAGTATGCTCGTACAGAACTTTATGAATTAATTCAGAAAGGTCAAGTTGCAATTGATGAACTGATTGAAGTTGCTCGTAGTAGCAATCATCCTAGAGCATATGAAGTTGCTTTTCAGGGTATTAAAAATGTTGCTGACATCACTGATAAGTTAGCAGACCTTCAAAAGAAAATGAAGGATATTAAAACTGAAGATAAAAAATCTCCCACTACTGTTAATAATACTATGTTTGTTGGTTCCACTGCTGACCTTGCAAAGATGCTTAAGAACGCATCAAAAAACCTAAATAATCAAAAAGGCAAATAAAAATGAGAATCAGATTACTCGGAAGCGAGGCAGCACTATCTACAAGTAGCGGCAACACTTTTGGAAATGCAACATTAGTAAGATTAGTTAATCCCACTGGTTCTGGTGTTGTAGTAACTCTCAATGAATCTGATGATTCTACTGCTGTGGGTACATTTACTATTCCTGCTGGTCAATCAGAATTGCTTGAAAAAGAACCAGAACAAAGAGTTCGTGCCGCAAGCACCAGTGTTCTTGGAGTTAAAGTAGGTTATACTCACTAATCATGGCACAGTATAGTAAGCATTATAACGATTATCTAGAGCAACAAAAGACCAACTTTGAAGTTGTGATGCTTGCCGATAACTACGGCAACATCAACGCTGGAACTGGTGGTACGGCAACTGATGCTTTTGGCAGAAGTAGAGTTGCAGATCCAGTAACATTATTTGATAGTCAGCATCGTTACGAAGAAAATTATCATTGGAATACTGCTTTAACTGGTGCTGCTAATAAGCAATATAATATTCATGAAAGTTCTATATCGCTTGTAGTATCTGGTGCTCTCAATGACAAAGTAGTTAGAGAAACCAAAAGAGTATTTCCATATCAACCAGGAAAGTCTCTGCTGATTATGAATTCATTTGCTTTCAATCCTCAACTTTCTGGTCTTCGTCAGAGAATTGGATACTTTGGTACAGATAACGGTATCTATTTTGAGAATGATGGAACAGGAAACTATCTTGTTCTTCGTAGAAAACTCACATCTGGTGCTGCTACTGAAGTAAGAGTAGCACAGGCAAATTGGAATACCGATAAGTTTGATGGAGCTGGTCCAACATTAAGAACGCTTGATATCTCAAAAGCAAATATCTTCTGGTTAGATATTGAGTGGTTAGGTGTTGGTGATGTTCGCTGTGGAT